TGGCCGCAGCATGTGACTGCCTTACATCTTCAGAAGAGTTGGGTATGCCGCCCAATTCTTTTTCAGTCTTACTCAAGTTCGCATAAATTTTGTCCGGCCTATTCATGGAGAATCCCCTATAGCCTCTGTTCTTAAAATGATACAGAAGTCTTGGCTTATTATTCTCAGCAAGTATAGGCATTCCATAAAACACACATGCCATAAGCACCTCTTCAAAGAATATCTCAGCGGTCTGCGGCCTGGCTATGTACTCAAGAAAGAACTCGTTCACCGGTGCCTCGTCCATATGGAACTTTGTCTGCCCGTGCAGAGATCCATTGGACCCCCTTCCATCTACAACTCCTGATATATCATAAGAGTCGCAGCCGAAAGAGCCGATATGCTCGTTGCCAGGATACCTGATTCCGTTGCGGATGTGCACGTTATTCTGCATGTCCTTTTTCGGCGTCCAACTTACCAGGAACCTTCCCTTCTTGTCGGGATAAAACAAAACCTTGGTGTCCCTTATTCCATCCTTCCACATAAATGATCCACGGGTCACATGGTGATCCATGATGAGCGAGTCATTGTAGTCTATCTGCTGATAAATCTTGGTCAGATTAAAGGTGGCCTGCTTACTCTCATCCCGAAACGCGTGTGATTCTGTACGAGGGTATTGGCGGTAGAACTCATTGAGTCCATCACCGTCATTCTTAAGACCCTGTACCTCTGCCTCCCAAAAATCAATTGCGCCCCTGGTTATTTGAGCCCCATCAACCCCCTTTATGGGTGCCACAGGAGTCCTAAATACTGGCATGCCATAGACATCAATGAACCCTTCTAGGTTCCATTCCATTGGAATAAACAACCTATAGAGTCCGCTTTTTGTTTGTCCATTTGCATTTCTATGAAGAACATCAGAGTCATTGTATATATCCTTAAAGTTCTGACCTCCCTTTGCCAGGGCATTGGAGGTGGACCCCATCATGCACTTACCTATTATCTTGCTTCCAAGACGAAGACATGTCTTTGTGATTCGCCAATTCTCCTTGATGTTGTTTGGCTTTACCCACTTACCGCTTTCGTCATGAGCCAAAAGCCTTAGTTTCTCTCCATCGTATGAGTTCTCCTCTGTATTTCTCCAGTCTATTGTCGTGTCTAGACCTACCACCTGATCATCGTCAATATCATACATGTTCTTTTTGGTGATCCTAGACGCAGGAGTGCGGAACGCTAGCTCTGTTTTTGGCTTGTCCATTCCATCCATCACAGGCTTGAAGAAAAATGGTAGTCTCGTGTTTATGGGGACAAGCTTATCGGTGAACATCTTCTTGGCATCACCCCCCGTCTTTGATAGTATGCCGACACGGGCATTCTTTGTTATCGTCGCTAGGTTCACGCACTCTGAAGATGCCATGAACGAGAATCCCGATCGGCGTATTTTAAGATACACCATTCCGAAACATCTAGGATCCGCCTTGCATGCCTCCCAAAATATAAACAGGATTCTGTTTGCCTCCCTAAAGTCAGGGTACCCCATATCTATACTGGCCCACTGTAGGTAGAACCAATGCGCGCCGGTGATGTAGGTCTTTACTCCATTATTCATGAACCAAAACCCCTGCTCTCTGAAATTAAATTGTTTGTCTATGTAATCGAGCCACCCATTCTTAAATTGAGATGGCATTTCGTTCCATTGAAATATGGATTGAATTTTCGATAAGGCAAAAGGAAGTGGCTCTCTTTCCCAGTATTGTTCCGGTTTAGATTTATGTCTTTGGAAACATTCATCCGGCTCTTCAGGTAGCGCGATCGCAAGTCCTTCGATCATTACTATATCTCCAGATCGGTTTCTGTTTTTATTGGAGAGAACCTTCTTTGGTACGTAGTCAACAAGTTTCCTGTATAGTATTTTATTTTGAGTGTCTTTCCGCAAATCCTTTCTTGCTATCTGTTTTACTCTCTCCTTTTTCGAGCTGCTCAATAGCCTCTCGTTCCGCTTCGATTCGGTTCAATATATCAAAGGCATCAAAGATGGCTATCTTTTTTGTGGCGGCGGCATTCTTTAATTTATCCGCCGACAGCTCAGCTGTATCTCCCTCACCATCAAAATGTTTTTGTATGATCTTTTCTTCTGCGACCTCTATGAGATGATCAACAGCCTTGTATCCGGACTCTATTATCCGCATCTTCATGGCCGTTATTTTGTCGATTTTTTTCATCATAGAAAAGTAATACTAAGCCTGCAATTTGATGGCGATTTGGTGATCAAATATCCTATACATTTTTTCTCCATCGATATCAAACTCGTACTCGCTGTCAGGAGCAAAACAAATTAGATCGCCCGCGCTTACGCCCTGGCCTTTCAAGTATTCGTTTGGGTACCGCATAACACCCATGAGTGGTTCCTCAGTGAATGGCTTCTTAATGTAGGACTCTGTTGCAGCGACAGGCGATACGAAGCAGTATCTGTCATGAGCATGCCAACCATCCTTGTTCTTGAACATAAAGAACTGATCATGCTCGATAAGAAAGATGTCTTCGCGGAAAAAGCTTTTACCGCTTCTCCGTCTACCCTTCATATCGTTGTAGAATTTGAATGCATTGTGATGAACGATCAGCTCATCCCCAGGAGAGATTGCCCCTGAGTATCCAAGTGGTGTTTCAATAACAATAGCCCGTCTATTTGAGAACTTATGATCCTCCTCAGACGTATTGATAACGATGTCTATCCCGGCTATGTTCTTTGTGTTGTTGTACCTCTTGCTATCTGTTGGTTTTACTATAAAGTAGAATGGTGATTTCATTAGAAATCTATATTAAATTCAATTGAAATAGGCATTGATTGACTGAACTCTTTCCATAAAACTACCTCTTCTTTTTTATTGATGATGAAGACTTGAAAGGAAAGATTTTTAATGTTGCGCTTAATATGATGTATCTCGTTTGTATCATTCAATATCTTTTGACCAACCATATAATGCATCGCACTTTTATAGTCGGGACCTACAGATATTTTACGAATGTCCATTAAATCTTATTAATAGTAAGAATGACGCTTGGCACAGCGGGTTCGGTCGAAATGCCAGTCGCATTGAGAGTGACAAGAACAGAGTTAGAAACCCACATAAGATAGACATAATCATTGGCGTTCAGTGCAATGGAGTAATTCCAAGCAGCTACAAAATCAAGTTGATTTTCCGGAACACGAGCATCGCGTTTAGTATTAGGAACATTAAACGTAGGAGTTTCTCCATTTTTACGAAGATAAAAATGTAATCCGGCTGCCCCAATTCCTAATCCGAAGTATCTTATTTGAGCTGAGAACGATATATTATAGACGCCCGCATTAGCTACGGTGATTCTTGTCAGGTTTGTTCCGTCAGTTACAACAGAGACTCCATTAGTAGCGGCAGAGTCTACTTGCCTAAATATAACAGGTACCGCCACGTTTGGTGCCGTTAAAGCCTGATCAAGGTTATCATAAAAAGACCCTTTATATGAATTTACAACCGAAGGGGGATCGATCCACTCTGTTCCTATCCCTGTTGAAGAAAGAACTTGTCCTGCAGTTCCTACAGAGCTGTCAGCATCTTCTAGTGTACCTCCCACAATGAGTGCGTCTGATGATTCAATAGTGGGCGCTGTAATGCTTGATGTCCCCGAAAGAACTATAGCCACATTGTTTGCGGTATCTCCTGCGTCAAGAACTTCTTGAAGACCGTATGTTGTCCAAATAATTTCGGATCCATTTGTGGATAGTAGCTGACCGGAAGTTCCTGGATTGCCCAATCCATCAATAAGTTGGCTATCAAGAGTTAAGGATCCGATGGCCTGAATTGGGCCATTGAATTCAGCTAGTCCCGAAAGCACCGTAAGTCCATCGGAAATAGTAGCGGAATCAGCAGTAAGACTATACAAGCCTAGATCTACATTGCCAGTCGCTCCAGTGTAAGGAACAAAACCACCTAGATTCGCTAGACCTATGATGCTCGCTATGGTGAAGTTTTTTGTTGCGTTGCCATCGCCTACCTCAGATCCGATAAGCATATCTGATAATTGAGGGGACGATGCGTTGGGGTATGTACTAATCTTGGCCATTTTCTATACTGTTTGTAGAGCAACAAAAACTTTAAACGAT